TGCGTAACTGCCGAAGCATCGGAAGAATGATATCAGCAAGAGTATGATCCATGTTCCAAGTGTCCCATGGATCAATGTGAATTGACTTCCTCTGCTTACCGTTTCGTGGATACTTGCCAATCTTAATCTTCATAATTATGTCTTTTTACGTCTTGCTGCTCTCTTCTTTGACCCAAGTTTTGCACGACCTTTACCATGTCTTTTTGTTCCAGTTTTTGCGGGCATATGTCACCTCAAAAAGGAACAGTTGGATCAGCAGCCATACCAATTACAGTGCCGCTTTCGTCAACGATTGGTTGATCTTCAAGTTTATTTGTTTTCTCGAAACTCTTGAAATCATTCACAACATCGAAACGATCGCCGATCTCAAACTTGTATCCGATTGCTTGCATGAAATTCATAAATTCTTCGAGCATTTCAGATGTAGTCAAATCGCTATCTTCAAGTTCAACAACGACTTTCTTCTTCGAATCATCATCGAAGAAACGACCATCGCTCAACTTACCACTATATTCAAATTTAACATTTGCCATAAATCACCTATCAGTTATTTGCGGAATACGTCTTTATATATTCGCGTTCTTTACATTCTCTAATTATACGCTCTTTCTCAAACAAAGGCAACTTTGTCCAAGCAGTTATTTCTGCAGTTGTACGAAAACACCCAACGCAATATTCGCGTTGGGTGTCTAGTTTGCATATACTCTTACATGGACTGATCAAAGTTTCCACTTATCTTGGAGGGTGAACATATGAACATAATAGTCATACACCAGCCATGTAAACCATCCAATCAAAGAAACAAGCATTAGAATCAAACCAAAAGTTGGTCCAAGAATCTCAAGAATGAAATAGAATGCAACACCACCAGCAATAAACGCTGCGAGTGTTTTAGCAGTTTCAATAGCAGCCTTTGAACGAATACTCATAAAAAATCTCCTATGTTAGCCTCGCCGCATGCGAGAGATATCTTTCATTTGCTCTTCGTCGATTACAGGCACTGCGTTCGACTTGTGCATCGTAGCAATACCTTTTACAAGAGTGCCAGTATACTTCATTGATTCCTTTCGCCCAGTGAAAGAACTAGCGGTGTGAAGAGACTCAATATTTCGTGCAGTATCTGCACCCACTCGTGGTCCATAAGATAAACTCGGCAATTTTTCAACACCAAGAATTGCTGAAGACTTGCTGTACTTCTTCGCAATCACACCTTTTGGCTTACGCTTCTTCTTTGGTTTGAATCGCGCAGCGCAATAGATCATCATAGAGGATACTTCTCGTTGTGACCTTGATAAAACAATTCGAGAGAACCGACCTTCGTTCGCACCTCATGAGGCAAAGGCATGTCGTGGATTTTCGTCAACGAAATCATCTCACGAGCAAACTTGCGAAGAGTTTGCAACTCCTCAATCGTACCACGGTTCAATACTTCAAAGTCACCTTCGCTCATACTTTTTCCACCAGTTTAGATAAAGTGTAATCAGCAATTTTTGCTCGAATCATGGAAGGAATATCCGTGTAGGGATCTTCCAAGAAATAAGAGCAACCATCCCTCCAAGTATTATACTTGACAAATTTAGCAAAATCAAGCATATGCTTGCGATTGCAGGGATCAAAATTAACTCTTGGTCGTGGCGCAAGAACAGAACGTCGATATTCATTTGTCATCGTAGAAATACCTGTCCTTTCGTTTGGCTGGGATACAGATTAGTATACCTGAAACGAATCCGCAAAGAAACATCAGTACACCGAAGATGAATCCATTATCTTCCATCACACCTCACCCTCTCGTGGTTCAGTGGCAAGAGTATCAATCACATCCCAACCCAATTCAACCAAACGGTCTTGAACATGATCGGGATTGGCACCACGCAACTCTTCTGGAGTGAATATCACAACTGCATACCCAAGTCGTTGCATTTTAACGCAAAGTTCAAAGATTTTGCTTTCTGTCATCACGTCACTCATTAGTAATGCTCCGCACCTGGATCAAATTCAAGGTCATCATAACTGACAATCTCAACATCACCCTCACCCTCATCAGCATCGGCATCACAATCCTTGTCATAAGCAGCAAGGATCGAATGCACCTGCGTCAGAGGAATACCAAGAGAAGTTGCAATCTCTGCTTCTTTCATGCCATCGCTGTGATACATGTCAATGACATCGATCTCAATATTTTTAAAGTAACCCACATTACACCTTTTGTATTCTAAAATCAAAATCTAAACGAGAAAGTTCGACAGGAACTTTAACTATGCGACCAACTCGAGAATATTCTGAATTTCCAGCGCTGTCATAAACGCAATCGATCAAAAATACTTTTTGATCGTCAACGACAGTTATTTCTTGAACAACACCGACAACATAAAAGTTCAACCAACTAGTTGGCATGAGATCATATGCTTTGATACACTCACCAACTTTTGCAACATTCTCGAAATTTGGTTTGTCAGCCATCAGAACGGAACTCCTTCGCCCATTGGGATCTTGTTCAGATCCTGTTGCGTCTTGCGATCACCAACAACAAGCAGTGCATGACACGCACGCTCAAGTTTCTCTGCCATGTTGTAACAATCCTTGGCACTCAGATCATACTGAGTCATAGTGTTCGCCAGAACATGATCGACACCATTCACCAGATCAATCGCCTCACTCAACAAAGTTTCAGTTTGCTTTCTCATTATGCAACACTCCTCACAAATTCAACATTTTCATGGTCAAGCAGAACGCGATCGCGCACTGCATTATAAATCTGAATCGGTTCATCAAGAACGACGGTGTGCTGAATGCCACCACCATACTTGACGCGACTCAACACAACGCGACCAGACACAGGGAACTCGCCCATGTATCGACCAGTCACAGACAATCCCTCAAGATTCCAGTTGGACATTATTCCCACTCCTTGAAATTTTGGTCTGCTTCGTTCTCGTCGAAGCCAAGATTGTACTCAGCAATCTGCTGCGCAGTCATGAATCGCTCAGGAATCTCGTCACTGGCATACGTCGCATCAGTGAAGAAGTGCGGACGACGAGGACGACGATAGTAACTGTCAGCAGAACCACGATCATATGGACCGCCATGTCGTTTGTCGATGTTCATTATGCAGCCACCGACGAGTCACGCCACACAACCTGCACGCGAGGAGCAGCACCCTTTACATCAGCCAGATCGTCGAAGAAATGGTTGCCAGGCAACGGAGCGACAAAAGTATCCGAAAGGATTTTCTTATCAGCATTGCCCTGCCACACACGCTGAACGGTGCGAGCACGGAACGTGCCGTCCATTTCACTGATGCCGATCACGACACCAACATAATAACAGTCATTGACACCAACGAAGTCAAGAGACTTGACGACGTCACCCACTTTAATAACGTTTTCGCTTTTCATAATTATATTCTAACTGAATCCATGCAAAACGCAATAGGAAAAAATCGAATAAAATCAATAACTTACGAGCACGCTTTCGAACACACGTTTTGCCTGTTCGAAAGTGGTGTCTTGGAGCACGATTTTGTTGCCAGTAGAGCGGCATTCAATCTCGTAATGATAATTCCCAACATGCCAGAGTGTGTGTCGGGCACCGAATTTGTCGTTTCGCGACTCGATATAATGATAGAATTTCATAATGGATATTCTACATGAAACACAGGAAAAAGCAATAGAAAAAACTCGAATAAAATCAATAACTTACGACACCCTCTCTCGCCGAGGAGAGAGGCTCGAGAGCGGTCCTAGAATGGGGGTTCCCCTAGTTCTGGGGGAAGGTCGAAATAGCGTATTCGGACTCCTGCCTCGCGCAGCATGACTTCCGCATGCTCGATCGAGTAATGCTTTCCCGCACCCTTACCAGAGAATGGTCGGTTTGGTCCGATGACTTCCTTGATTCCTGCTTGAATCAATGCGCGTGTGCAATCAGCGCATGGCTTTGGTTCCCAGTTTAGATATGCACGAGAATTGTTGAGTGAAACACCAACACGTGCAGCATTGAAGATTGCATTGCGTTCAGCATGCTCAACCCAGTGATACTTTTCTGGACTCTTCCAACGATCTTTCCAATCTTCTTCAATGCCTCTTGGAAAGCCATTAAAACCCGTCGACAAGATGACGTTATCATCATTGACGATTACACACCCCACCTTTGTCGACGGATCCTTGCTTTTCTGAGAGATCAGCATAGCCTGTAAGATAAACAATTCATCCCACGATAATTCATCACGATTCATAATATAATTCTCAATGGTTATTTGATATCAATCTTACGAGGTTTCTGTTCTTCAGGGATGACATTTTCTAATTCAATAGAAAGAATGCCATCAGCAAGTTCAGCACCTTGAACTACCACTGTGTCTGAAAGAACAAATTGACGAGAGAATTGACGACCAGCAATACCTTTTGCAAGATATTCTCTTTCATCTTTCTCTGTCTTTTTGCCAATAACTCGAAGTGAGTTTTTCTCAGTGATGATTTCAATCTCATCTTTTTTATATCCAGCAACTGCGAGTTCCACGTTGTATGTGTAATCGCCAGTCTTGACGATGTTCACTGGAGGGAATGCAGTTTGAGATGCTGTAAATAGATGAGCCGCATTATCGAGAGTAGCGAACGTATTTTCAAACCCAAGAGCGGTTGGAAGAAGACGGTCAACTCCGTAATGAGATGCGAGTGTAGTGATATTTGTCATTTGTGTACTCCTTTAATAAGCAAGTGACATTTTAGAAACGGAACCCCAAAATGGGCATTCCAATTCTATTTAGGCATTATTCATGCCTGTGCTTCCAAATCCACCAGATCTTTCAGAATGTTTTTCAGGTCTTGTTGTAATCACTTTAAATGCAAATGGATTATTCGATACAATCTCAGCCTGAGCAATGCGATCGCCACGACGAATCGTTTGGTGCATTTTGGATACGTTTGTGAGAAGAACAAATATTTCTTCTTGATAATCAACATCAACAATACCTTCTGAGTTTGCTAGAATCAATCCTTTCTTAAGCGAAAGTCCTGAGCGAGGATGAAGGCGAATGCTATAGTTTTGAAGTGGTAATTCTGAATCGTGTTTTGCAATATCTGCAAAAGTCTCAATTGTGACATAACGTTCGATTTTGAAAATCAATCCTGTTGGAATCAATAAACGATCTCCCCGAAAAATTGAAATTTCGCCGAAAGAGTTTACTTCACGTTCTATTGGAGAATTGAATTCATCATATCCATGCACAACATTACTTGTTGGCTGAAACGACAGATCAAAACAGTTTGCGAGAGTCGTGCCGTATGTTGGAAGTTCAATATCATCACGAAGTTTATACACATTCATCACAAGCATAAATTAACCTTCCTTCTTTTTCTTCCCGATTGTATACTTGGAAACCAATTGCCACTCATTCTTCTCTTTGAATGGAAGAATCTTAATTTGGCTCAATGGTGCGACGTTATCCTTTGTCTTGTTCTCATCAACGAGTTTGACGAGTCCCCATTCAGCCATTAAATTCGCAATTGTGTTGCGACGTTGGATGTCGTTGTCAGACATGTTGGATGGTTTACCGTCCAATTCAAATAGTTCCTTGAAATGGACGATATAATACTTTCCTTGTTTATGAAGAATGTGGCAAGACTGATAGAGAATGTTGTCGTTCTTTGCAGCGACACCGATGCGAGTAAGTGTCTCGCGAACCTTGAGGAAGTCGTCTTGCTTTTCTAGTGTGACTTCTACTAATTTTTCGACCATGGTCAATCACCCTTATATAATTGTTTTTTCATTGCGGTGATTTGGTCGTCAGAAAGTATCTTTAATGCTTCCTCTGCTTTCGCATCGGAGTAGCCATAATATTCTTTTACGACATTCAAATCACTACTTTGAGCCTTTTTATGCCATTTACTATATGGACGCTTCTGGGCTCTTATAATATTTAGGAGAAAGTCGTATTTGAGTTTATTGTCGAGAGTCGAGAATCGATTCATCTCATTCGCAAACAAGACGGTGTCGCGATGAAACGAGAGTGCTCGGTTTACCATAAACGATGAATATGACTTTTCATCCTGTTCTGTCAGGAGAGCATATTCTTTCGTCTGTAGAATAGACGGAATGATTTCTTTAAATAAATCAGCCATATAATGGCTCCAAAAATTTTTTAATATCTAGATCAACAGATGGCAAATTTTTAATAATAGTTTTATCTTTACTTATCCATTTTTGGATAGGAGTGGACCTTTTCATTCGATACTGCCCTTCTATCTTAAAATGGTTATCATAGCAAGTTTGCCAATCCATTTCTGCTATGGAAAATTGTGGAAGATGCGTATCAACACATAATAAAAAATCAAATGTTTTGGTGAATTGTGTGTCTTTTATTCTAAAAGTATTGCATAATACAACATCAGGTCGAAATGTTCCATCTTTATTAAACATCTTTTTTTGCGACTTTATTTCATATTTCAATCCAGTCAAAACATCAATACTATCATATCCAACGCCGTCAACATATTTTAATCTTCCATTTGTTGCGCGCTCAAAACCTTCTCCAATAACATCTGATTTAATAAATCGAAGACTTCTTTTATCTAATTGCTTTCCTGCTCTTAATAACGCATCGACAACTATCTGATAGTCATATTGAGATAAATCATTCTCCTCATATTTGGGAGTTTCTTGGATTTCATCATCAAAGTAACGAATTATGCTCACGAGAACTTACACTCAACCATCATTTCAGTTAGACATGCAGTGA